CTTGATGGAACGGCTACAGGTGATCGAGCACACGATCCTGACGGAGCAGCAATGAACCTAGATGCAATTCTGAGGATCGGCGCCAAGGTCACCGGCACCGAACAGTTGACGGGATTGCAAGAGCGGTTCAATGGGCTGCAGTCCGCAGCGAAAAACCTAACGAGTCAGGGCGGACTGTTAGGCGGAGCGCTGGGCGCACTGGCGCCGGTGGCCACCATCGGCGGCCTGGGGGCGCTGGTCACGAAGACCATCGAGGCGGGTGATCAGATGAACGACCTGGCGCAACGTACCGGCGTTAGTGTAGAAGCGCTGGCGAAGTTTAAAAAGGCAGCAGCAACTAGCGGGACTGATCTGGATAACGTAGCAAAAAGCCTAGGTAAGCTGAGCAAGGGACTCTACGAGACTGCGCAAACTGGCAAGGGCGCCACTGCTGAAGCATTGAAGACCCTTGGTATCAGCGCAACGGATGCAGCAGGCAAGCTGAAAAGCGCTGATCAGGTAACGCTAGAGATTGCAAACAGGTTCAAGGCCATGCCTGACGAGGTAGACAAAACAGCGCTAGCGATGCATCTATTCGGAAAGTCCGGCCAGGAAATGATTCCCTTGTTGAATATGGGCGGCGATGCTATCGATAAGCTAAAGGTTAAGATGACGGCGGCCTTTGCTGAGAAGGCTGACGAATATAACGACAAGCTAGCGATTTTGAGCGGCAAGGTTGGTGGTCTGGCCACTGATCTTACGGTAGCGTTATTGCCTGCGCTTGATCTGGTTGTAACCGGTGTAACTGCTCTGGTGAGCGCTTTTACCAGCCTGCCCAATTGGATGCAATCTGTTATCGGGTTGGTTGCTGTGCTGGCCATTGGCTTAACCGCTCTAGGTCCGGTCGTCGCTGGGGTGATCACGGTCCTAACCACAGCCGGCGCCCTTGTAGCTGGCATCGCCGGTTGGCCGATCCTGATCGGTGCCGCACTGGTCGCCATCGGTGCGCTTGTCTGGAACTTCAGGGATGAGATCGGCGGCGCACTGGGGGCCATTGGCCAGGCCGTCTGGGGTGCATTGGATGGCATCAACAAGGGGATCAGGTCCGGCATTACCGCCGCCTGGGAATGGCTGCAAGAACGGTTCGGCGATCTGACGGGCTGGCTATCTGATCTGGCCAAGGGCTTCGGCGAGATCCTCGGCGAAGGATTCGAGATCATGCACAAGGCCATCAAATCAGCGATCGGCGCCGCCTGGGAGTGGCTGCAGGATCGCTTCGATACTCTGAGCGGCTGGATCAAGGGGCTGGTCGATGGCGCCGGCAAACTGCTCGGCAGCTTGGGTGATGCCATCAAGGCGCCTTTCGTCCAAGCGGTCGGCGCCATCCGTGGGGTGCTGAACAGCATCATCAACGCCATCGTTGGCGCGGTGAATGGCGTCCTGTCGCAGATCAACCGGGCGATCAGCGCAGCCAACCAGCTGGCCTCCACCCTGCGGCTCCCCCAGCTGCCGACCCTGCCGCTCCTGAGTGCCCCCAGCTTCGAGGGCGGCGGCTACACCGGTGATGGCCCGCGGGTCGGTGGCGTTGATGGCCGCGGCGGATTCCCGGCGATCCTCCACCCGAGAGAGACCGTGATTGACCACACGATGACCGGCGCCGGGGCAGGGTCGCTGCAGGTGACGATTCAGACTGGCCCAATCCTGCAGCAGCCCGACGGTTCCCAGTGGGTCAGGCGTGAGGACCTGTCGCGGGCGATGGAGGCCACCGCCGCCGCGGTCTACGGCAGCCTCCGTTCCCCCTCCGGCCGGGCCGTCATGGGGGGTGCCCGATGAACAGGGCCCAGATGGTGCGGGTCACCCTCGGCGATGGCGCCGCGGTGTTCGCTCGCTGGCAATCTGCCTGGATCAACCGGCCCGTTACCTGGGATGGGTTCCAATGGGACTACCAGCAATTCGATTGGGGGGGGCTGCTGTCTGGCCAGGCCGGCGCCGAACAGGCCACGCTGACCCTGCCGGCTACCCCTTCAATCCGAGCACTGGCGGAGCAGGCGCTGCTAGGAACATGGCTGGCAACGATCGAGGTTTACGCCTCGCTCGATGATGGGAGCGCCGACGCTGGCCCGCCGGCTGGTGCTGTGCTGACGAGCTCCACCGTGGGGGAGGTGATCTCCGCATCGGGCGGGCTTACATCGCTGACCCTGACACTGGGATCGGCTCTCTCTCCTGTCGGTGCACAGTTCCCCCCCAGGGCAGCGACCACGGCCCTGATCGGCGTTCCATGTAGGTTCTGACCATGCCCGCCAGCATCCCCCCCAGACCGAACCTGCCGGCTGCGTTCTCGATCGGCCGACCCGGTGAGGGGCAGGTCAGCTACTCCAGGCCCATTGACCAGCCTTGGCATCCGTTCCAGCTGGAGCATGCCCGGTCCCAAGGGATTGATCTCAGCGGCACCCCATCTCCCAGGCTGGCCCTGCCGGGGCAGCGCGAGGCAGCAGCAGGGCTTCCGCCCCCCCCAGCGGCACAGGCCGCGGCGGCTGGAAACTCACCGCTCCAGGTGACGCAGGCCGCTATGGCGATCGGCGAGCCTATCCCGGTGGTGTTCGGCCGCCGCCGCGGCAACGTCGGTGGGGTGCTGGTGTTCCCGCGCGCGACGGAATGCAGGTTCGAGAACACCAGCAGCACGGTAACCAGCCGCTATCACATGGTGGTTTCGGAGGGCCGGCTCGGCTCCATTCAGCGGCGGGATGTGCGCTGCGGTGAGAGTCGGATCGGGACCTATTCGCAGAACTACGGGATTCGTGCCGGAAGCTGGCTACCGGGGAATGTCGCCACTGCGCAGACCGGTTACACGGTGCCGACGTTCCCGACGTACTGCGGCGGCGGCGGCAACTACGAGGGGATCACCACCATCGAGGCCGGAGCGACGTTCCCCGGTGGCTCTGATGATTGGCAGCAAGGGTGGAACCTATTCGTCAGGGATGGGCTGCAGATCGATCGGGGCCGGCTGCTAGATGGCGTGGTCGGATCCTCTGACAACATCGCCGACCTGGTGCTATGGGCGCTGCAGCGGTCGGGCAGGGTGCCGGCTGCGATGATCGATCTATCCTCGTTCACCGCCGCGGCCAGGTTTGTAGAGGCCAACGGCCTCTGGTGCAATGGCCAGTTCAGCGCCTCCGTCAATCTCGGGGATTGGCTGCTGGGGATCCTGCCCCACTTCCTGTTGCGCGAGACGAGGGTAGGCGGCAGGTACGGGCTGCGGCCCCTGCTGCAGACCAACAATGACGGCACTATCAAGACTGCGGCCATCGTGCCGCGGTGGGTGCTGACTGAATCAATCGTCTTGCCGGATTCGCTGCAGACCGATTACACCGATGCGGCAACGAGGCGGCTGCCGCTGCTACAGATGATCTGGCGTCAGCAGTACGACGATGCCGATGTGCCGATCGTCCGCACCCTGCCGGTAGGCGATGGCAACAGCACGACGCCAGAGCAGTATGACCTGAGCCAATTTGCTACCACTGAGCTTCATGCTGCCAGGGTTGGAGCGTATCGGCTGGCGCGGCGCACAATGTCAACCCATACCGCAACGGTGAACCTCAGGCCTGGCACACAGACCAGCGCCATCATGCAAGGTGATGTGGTTCAGCTCTACCTACAGGTCGAATCTGACCGGGAAGCGGCTGGCGTCTTCAATCACTTTTATACGGTCGAATCCGTGGGAACCGACTGGACAGGCCAGGAGCAACTGACGCTCAGCCACCTACCGGTAGACGCCACCGGACGGAGCATCATTGCCAGGGCCGTAGCAGAGGTGACACCGCCCGGGGTGATTCTGCCTAGTCAGCGGGTCGGCGCCACTGGCGACATTCCAGGGGCCGCGACTGATACGACAGTGCCGGCCTCCACCACCAACGGCGCTACGCCACTGGTGCCCTTTGGATCATCCCTGCCAACACTCTGGACAGGTGGCAGCGGCAGCGGCAGCGGCGGGGGGGCACCGGGGACCCAGAGCTGGAGCAGTTGGACAAACCAGATCCCCTGGGGCCCTGGCGGTGGGGCATCGTCCGACAGTCCACCGGCGCCAGTGCCAGGGTCGGGCGGTGGCACCGTGCCCCCTGCACCGGGCGATGGTGGCC